CCGCCCCAGACGTAACTGCTGGGCATGCCGTTGTGATACAGAAAGTAGCCCCAGCCGTTGTAACGCTCGGTAGCGTAAATAGCGCGCTCAAGTCTCCACTCCGGCACCTCGTCAAGATGATCGAGATGCAGCGCGTCGACGGCCGCATCCTCCCAACTATCGAACGGTCCGCGACCTCTCGGCACGTTGACGCTGACCCGATTCCAGCGATCGCCCTGCGCCAGCGAGCGCGACCAGTTCTGCGTGCTCTCGCGCTCGGCGATGATGGCGCAGAGCCACCACGGCACACCGTCGTTGTGATGCTCATAGGCGGTGCGGCGTTGCAGATGCAGATACTTGTCCTTGCCGGCGAGAGCACGAGCGACGAAGCCCTCAATGTCGTGGCGCGCCGTGTCCTTGACCTGCATCTTGTCCCACTGCTTGGCGTAAATCGGCCACATCAGGCGGTAAGTCGGTGGCTTGCCGTACTTGGCGGTCATAGCAGTGGAACCTCCCACGGGTTGGCGGCGACGAGTATCTGCCCGACCCACGTGACGGATGGGTGACCGGACATGATGACGCGGAACGCATCGGTGTAGCGACCAGGCTGGAGCCCGTAGGTCATGGTCGCCGGCACCACGATCCGTACCGTACCCTGCGTCGCATCGATCGCGGCAATATCCGGATGCACGCCGTTGATCACGATCGCCCCGTTCCAATCGCGCAGCATCCACTGCAGCGTGGCGCCACTGATGTCGAGCACGGCTCCCGCTTCGTCGAGGAGCTTGCCATCGATCTCCCAGTCATCGCCAGCGCGTAGCTCGATGTCGTCGTGAACAGGGGTGGCCATATATCCTCCATGGAGAACCGATCCCGAATCGGACCAGGCTTGGCTCTGTTGTTACAGTGCGAGGCCCGACCGGGACCGGCTTTTCGAGCGGAGACCGGCAGAAGGTAGTCCCACGCTCAACTCAGAATTTTTCGACCTCGCTGGCGCCGACGATCGCGCCGCGGTTGATGCCGCCAACGATTTGAACGCGGCCGCTGCCGTTGTTGGCGGTGAAGCTCGCGCGGCTGCCGATGCCACCGGTGAGCATCGATCGCCCGGAGCGCCGGCCGGTCAGAGGCGCGCGCATGTTGCGCCGGCCAACGATCTCAGCCGGGAACACGCGGATGCCGTGCACAACCAGATCGGCAACCAGGGCGCCCACGCCATGGGCGGCAAAGCCGGCCAGCATGGACTGATTGCCGACGAAGCGGACCGCGCCCGAAACTCGCAGCGTGCTGCGAATTTGCTCGACTTGGTTCGATGTTGCTGTGAGGCCACCGAAGCTCGCCGCCTGGACCCGTAGCGCCAGCCGTTGATTGGTCGCTGCGCTGATCGCTGCCGTCGCGGTCCAGGCCGCCCTCGCCGCCATCCGCATCTGCTCGGCGACGACCAGGACCGCGTGGGCGTCGAACTCGATCGCATTCGGCGCCGAGGTCTTCAGGTCGACAACGATCACGCCCGCGCCAGCCAGAGCAGAGGTCGCCAACATGCGTTGCTGCGTCGCGAAGACCGCGGTCCCGCCTGCAGCCGCCACGAGGTTCGCGCTCATGCGGGCGATGGTGTTGACGGCACTGATCGCGGCCGTAGCCGCAAGCGCCGCCGATATGCCGAGCGTCGGGACAACCTGGACAGCAAGTGCACCGCTCGCGGCGAGGTCCGCCCGGGCCAACCCATTGAGAGCGGCCTGCGCCGCGAGGGCAGCGGTGGCCGCACAGGAGGCGGCGGCCACCATTCGCTGGCTTGCGATGGACAGGAGTGTTGCTGCACCAGCGAAACTGCCGGAAGTCCCACTCGATTTGATCAGGACGTCGGCGGTTAACGCGCCCGCCGCGGCCAGGCTAGTCGACGCAGCGAGACGCGCGACCGCCGCGCCCGTGACAGCGGCGATTGCTGTCAAGCCGGCCGTTGCAGGAGAGGCAATAGAAGGCACCGCGCTGACCGCGGCGAGGCCGGAGAACGCGCCGCCAGCCTGTTGCCGTAGGGCGGCAAGGCCGGACAGGGCTGAAAGGCCTGAGAGGCTCCCTGCGGCCTGCGTCGGTATGCCGGCGATCGCCGCCAGGCCACCGGCACCAGCCAGTGTCATCTGGCCGAGAACCTTGGCCATGGCTGGCGTGACGATGCCGCCAGCACCGGCCCAGGCACCTCTGGCCGCCATCACCTGGTCGCCGCCGTCGTTGGTCAGGCCGCCTGCGCCAGCCAGCGTCGCGGCATTGGCCATGACCGTGCGCAAGGCCGCCTGTGCGGCCACCGCCGCCGCTCCAGCCACCACTGCGATCGACGCCATCTGCTGCGTCGCGGTCGCGGCGATGATGCCTGCTCCGGCCAGCGCCGCGTTGGTCGGGATGTGCCCGTGCTGGTCGAGGTTGATGGAGAGGGCGCTGCTGCCGGCCAGCGAGGCGACAACGGCCATGCGCTGAGCAGCGACCGCTGCCATGACCGAAGTACCCGCGGCTGCGGCCGCGGCCGACAGCAGCATCTGCGCGGCGACCGCCTGCGCTGCGGCGCCCGCGAGAGAAGCATTCGCGACGAGAAGCTGCGTCTCCTGGACGGTCTGGACGGCGCTCCCGGCGGCGGTCGCCAGCGCCGCCATCTGCTGGATCGTGCTCGCGGCGAGCGATGCCGTGCTCGTGAGCGCGGCAGAGGCGGCGCGAACGGGAGCCGCGTTGGCAGTCAGCCCGCCCGCACCGCCGAGCGCCAGCGTGACCTGCTGGAGCAGGACCGCACTGGCGGAAGCTGCGGCAGCGGCTGCGGCAGCCGCGCTCGCCATCTCAAGCTGCGCGAGCGGGATCGAGAGCGCAGAGGCGCCGGCTAGCGCCGCCGAACCCTGCCAGGTCGTGATGGGCGTAGCGTTGCCTGCGAGACTGCCGGCTCCGGCGAGAGCGGCCGACGCCGCCATGAACTGCGCCGCGCTGGCGGCGAGTGCGCTCGCCCCAGCAAGGGCAGCCGCAGCCGCCATGAACTGCGTCGCACTGGCAGCAAGCGCGCTGGCTCCAGCGAGAGCAGCGACAGCCGCCATGCGGGCCGCGGTCGCGTTGGCGAGTGCCGCTGTCCCAGCGAGCGCAGCCGTCGCAGGCATCAGCAGCGCGGTGTTCGTCGCAGCCAAGTTGCTCGCGCCGGTAAGCGCAGAGGACGTCGCGAACAGTTGGACGGTTGGCCAGGTGGTGCTCGCCGCGCCCGCGAGCGTGGCGATGGTCGTCATCCGCTGCGTGGCGGCGAAGGAGACGCTTCCGCTTCCGGCCAGGGTCGCCAGCGCCGCCATCTGCTGCGTCGTGCTCGCGGCGAGCGCAGCGGCACCAGCCAAGTTCGCGATGCCCGGAAGCGCCAGGGCCGCGACTGCACTTAGGCTCGCCGCGCCGGCCTGCGCCGCCTGCGTCACCATCAGCTGCGTCGCGGTCGCGGCGAGCGCGGAAGCACCCGCGAGTGCGGCGCTGCCCTGCCAGACAGTACCGACGGTGGGGATCGTGGCATTGACCGTCAGCGCGCCCGCGCCCGCGAACGCGACGGCGCCGAGCACCTTCTGCAGGTCCGACGTGACGAAGCTGCCGGCGCCCGTGAGGGCGGCGCTGGCGGCCAGGAGCTGATCGATGGCGTCAGCAGAAACCCAGCCCGCCGATCCGGCGCCGGCGAATGCGGCTGTGCCGAGCACCTTCTGCAGGTTCGGCGCGACGAAGCCGCCGACGCTAGCGAAGGCGCTGCTGGCAGCCATGAGCTGAACCAATGTCCAGCTCGCCTGTCCGGCGCCGGCGAAGGCGGAGCTGGTCGCCATGAACTGGACTGAGGTCCAGCTCGCCGATCCGGCACCGGCGAACGTCGGGCCGTAGAGAACCTTGACGAGGCTGGGCGTGACGATCCCGCCAGCACCCGCCAGCGCTGCTACCGTCGCCATGCGCTGCGTGGCAGAGACTGCGAGCGCGCCGGTGCCTGCCAGCGCCGCCGTCGTCGGCATGCGCTGCGCGAGAGCGATCGTGATCGTGCCGACCCCGGCGAAGGTCGCGGACGCCGCCAGCTGTTTCGGCAGGACGAAGCGCCTGCGCCGAGGGAGGTGCGGAGTTCGTCTGCGTGAAATCAGATAGTTAGGCATCGCGCCCTCACACTATCGCGCGCACGCGCCTGCGCGGCATAAACGGCGCGCTCGCGAAGCTGGCCGTTATCCCCCAGAACCCGTAATTGGTTGTGTTCGTGCCATCGTCGCCGCCCATCGCGACGTCGTAGAGATCGCTGGCAACGATGATGTCGCTGTGGGTGGTGTCCTCGAACGATCCGGTGGCGGTCGCGCCGATGCTGAGTGTCAGGTTGCCGTTCGCGCCGTTCTTGCGAGAGGTCAGCGTTGTCGGCGTCGACTCGGTGTTGGTAACGGAGTTCACGCGCAAGTTCTGCAACGTCTGTGCGACGATGACGGGTGATTGAACGTCCGTTTCCGTCGCCGACTTCTCCTTGTTGTTGCTGCCGTCGCCCCAAGGCCGCGCGTAGATGAATCCAGCACCAAGATTCGGGCCGCCGGAGAACTGATCGTTCTGCGTCGCAGTGGACGTGGCCCCTACCCAGCACGCTACCTGATTGATATTAGAGGCCGACGCTCCGGTGATGAACTGATAGTCGCACTTGTCGCCAGCGACCACCGCGTCAGTATGAGTCGTATCAGAGAACGTCCCGGTCGCGCCCGCGCCGATAGTCACCGTCTGGGTGACGTTCGCCGCGTTCTTGCGCATGTTCAGTGTGCTCGCGCCGGTGGTCGGGTTGACCGGTATGTTGCAGCCAAGGCGCTGCAACGTCGCCGCGCTGCGCAACAAGCACTGAGCTTGTGACTCGGTGCTGACCCCGCCGCCCTCTCCCATCAATTGGACGTAATAGGTCGTGGCCGGATGGGCCGTCAACCCGCCATTAGACGACCACATCACGCCGTGGTTGGTCGTGGCGGAGAATGCGATTTGCCAGGAATAGCTGCCGACGGTGCTCGCGCTGGTGGTTATGCAGAGCTTGTCGCCGAGCGCGACTGCGTCGGTGTGCGTGGCGTCCTGGAAGGTGCCGGTCGCGCTGGCCGTCACCGTCACCGCCGAGGTGGCGTTGGCGGCGTTTTTGCGCACCGTCCACGTGGTGGCGACGCCAGACACGTAGCAGCGCACCGTGAGCAGCGATAGCGTCCCGGCAACGGTGGCGAGTTGCTGGGCGTTGGTCTCGGTCGTGCCCCCGCCCCCACTGGACCCGAATAGAAAGCTGAAGGCCCCAGCCCCCGAGTTGCCAAGGCCGCCCGCCAGTAGCGTCGCGGCCACGTCACACCGCCGAAACTGCTATCTCCGCCTTGCCAGCGGCGTTGGCGATCCCATGCACATGCTCGGCGTTCGCCGCCAGCGCTTTCGGGATCGTCACCGTCAGCTTATTCGCGGCGTCGAAACTCCAAGGGACATGCGCCGGAGTCGGAAAATGCGCCGGGTGCTGCTCCGCAACGGCGTTGACGACCCTGTTCTTGTTCTGGTTCTCGCCCAGCACGCCGTGATGGTCGAGCGTCGTCGATTTGTGGCGGGCGCACACCTTGATGTGCCGCACCGGTGTTCCCGCCGGCTGCGTGTACTCCGGCGGCCCGTCGCTGACCTCGATCTGGCATTCGCAAGTGTCCGGCCACCACATCGTCATGTTCGAACCTCAGCTTATCGCGGCGAGTTGTGCGTTCAGATTCGTCAGCGCGTTCTGGTAGAGCGTCAGCACGTCGTTGAATAGCGTGTTGCTGTCGGCGGCGTTGAGCGGCAGGTTCGCCTGCAACTGGCTGACGGCACCGGTTGGGTCCTGTATCTGCGCGACGATGGAGTTGACCGTGTAGCCCTTGGCGATCACGTCCTGCAGCTGCGCGATCTGCGCCTGCAGCATCTGGATCGCTGTCGCGACCTGCCCGGCCTGCAAGCCTGCCTGAACGGTGGAGACCATCTAGCCCTCCGTTACGGATACTCGACGAACTTGATCCAGCCCGAGAAGTTGGTCGCGGCGGCGGGCGCGGCCGCCAGGTCCACACACAGCAACTCGCTAGCCCCAATGGACTCGCGCTCCTCCGGCGTGGTCGGCACATAAAGCAAATCAGCCAGCATGTTCCACTGCCACGGCAGGATGGTCGTCACCGTCGTGCCGGTGGCCTGCGTCGTGTCGTTGGTGTGGGCCACGCCCTTGGCACCGACCGCACCGATGCCGGTGTCGACCGTGACCGGCGTTGCCACGGTGCCGCCGGAACCTTGCGTGACGGTGGCGCCGGTGATGCGCTTGAGCCGCACACGCACCTCAGTCGGCGACGCCTGGCCGCCCGCGCTGAGCGAGAAACCGCGCAACTCCAAGCCGTTCGCCGTTCCACACTTGATCGAAAAGAAGTCGACGACGGCGCTGACCGACACGTTCTCGAAGTTGAACACTAGGACGCGTTCAGCCATGCTCTCGGCCTCCGTAACCCATCAGTTCGCCACCCGCCGCCCCGGCATGCTCTGCTCCAGCACACCGGGCAGGTCAGGTCGGCCCGTAGCACCGATCGGCCATCAGGACAGGGTAATGGAGAGCGCGCCGGCAGCAATGACCAGCGAGTCACCAGCGAGCGGCGTACGCACCGTGGCCAAGTTGCCGTACCACAGCATGTTGCCGGCGTTGCTCGATACCGTATCGGCAATGAACAGGCCCGAGATCACCGCCGAGGACGAGAACGCCCCGAAGGTGCAAGCGGTCGAGTTCGATGCTGATGCTGAGCCGGCAGGCGTGGCCGCACCAGCGAAGCTCATTGCCTGGCGCAGATAACCCGAGCCGACGCCGACCTCCGATGAGGCAGCCGACGACGGCGCGCCGAGCGACAGCCCGACATAGATGTTCGCCGGTGTCGCGATCGACGACACCTTCAAGCTCCAGTCGAGCATGTTCTTCATTGCAAAGAGACCAATGTTAGCCATCGTGCGGCTCCTTTCCGAGTGTTGCGATGGATCGAATTAAATCGGTGAGTGGGCTCAACCAGGTGGCGGCACCTCATTGCCGTCGTTGTCGACGAACTTGCCATTTCTCAGTATCCCGATCTTACGATCGTCGATACCGAACGTGCCGTAGCCGACGTTCTGCACGAACGACTGCTGCTGCACCTGCTGCACAGGCCGCATGAGCAGCCAGCGTCCTTTCGGTGGCACTGCCGGGAACGGCACCCAGCCCTCGCGTCCCAACCTCTCAAGGTTCTCTGTGACCTTGTCGTCGAGCACGATCTCGACTTCCATGAACTCCATTGCCGTCATCGTTGCATCTGGCATTGCATCCTCCTGTTTCATTCCACGTAAGCCACGCCACGCGGCTTGGGCGGCGCATAGAACTTCGGAACGTACTGCTTCGCCAAGATCGCCATCGCCTGCGTCACAATCGTATCGACCGAGATATCGGAGATGCAGGCCGCGCCATTGTTGAGGTGATTCGGTCGGCACGTCGAGAAGTTGTCGTGCAACCGGTGGCATGGCCAGCATGTGACCTTGGACGGATCGGCGTGCAGTGTGACCGTATTGATCCAATGCGAGGTGATGTTCTCGACCGATGCATGCGAGATCAGCACGATTTTCGGCACCGGCTCGAACGCCACTGCCCACATCGGCCCAGTGTCGGGTCCGATCATCAGGTCGCATTCCTGCGCCAGCGTGCAGATGCGGCGGATCGGCCAGGTCTGCTCCTCCATCGAGGGCGAGCCGGCATGGGTGAGGCCAGCGGTCGAGCCGTTGTGCGACTTCACCACCTCCATGATGTCCTTGGCGATCGCCGCATCGTGGTGCGGAGGCGGCGCGCCCATCATCACCACCTGCGCATTCAACTCGGAGATCAGCCGCGAAATCGCCAACGGCGAGTGCGGATAAATCTTGTCGATGCGCGTACCAGCGATACACCAGCCAATGATCGGCCCACGGCCGATCTTCTTCTTGGTCAGCCGCGCCTGCTCGCGCTCCTCGCGCGTCGGAAAGAACAACGGGCCGAAGGTGTGTGGCAGACCAAGGATGTCGTGCGCGGCCTCGATGTAGCTGCCGGCGAACATCTTGCGGCGGAACTCCTGCGGCCACCAGAATGCGGTCATGATCGGGAACGCCGCCTTCAGCGCCTCGCACGAGTGCCCGAGGTTGGCGAAGCGCGCGTATTCAGTGGATCGGCCGCGGAACCATTCCTGCCATTGCGTCAGGTCTTTCGGCCAATCCTCAGCGTGACGCACGCTGATCTTGTCGATGAACGGATTGTTCTCGAACACCACGCATTGGGGCTCTTGCGTGATAACCTCGACGTTGTAGCCCATCTCCTTCAACGGCCGCGCCACCGACGCCGCGATCAAGTTGTCGCCAACACCACCGCAGCGACAGAAGCCCGCCCAACTCACATACCCGGGCGCACGCGGGACGATCATGCGTAGCTGGTTGGCGCTCTTACCGCGATCGTCCAAATAGATCGGCTGATCTTCGATCACGCCGCGAAACTCTTCGACGCGTTCCGGCGGAATGCAGAGGATGTTGAAGCTCAACGTCTTGTATGGCTTGGCTGGGACCTGGCGGATTTCAGTGAAGACATTGTTCGGATTCTTCTTCCAGTTGTCCTCCGAGTACATATCCGGCTTGTGCTCGTAGGCCAGATAATCCTGGCTGCGGATGTAGCGCACGACATCTGATGTCTCGCCATCCCTGCGATCCGGATGATCTTCCACATAGAGCACTGGCCGACAGCGCTTGATCGTTTCCTTGGCACCCTCCAGCGCCATGATCTCGCTGCCCTCGATGTCGAGGAAGATCAGGTTGATATCCTCGCCCTGCAGCCAATCGTCGAGCGCGATCATGCGCACGTCGGCCGTGCCGTCGTTGAGCGCCGTGCAGCCGAAGTTGTCGTGCTGCAGTTCGGCCAGATAGCGCATCTTGTTGTCGCCGCGCTGATGCCAGAGCGCATAATCGCTGATGGTGACGTTGCGCCATTTCTTCAATGTGTTGCGCTTGAGAAGCTGGAACGTCTCCGGCTGCGGCTCGAACGCGTAGATTTTTCCGCTCGGTCCGACGAGTTGCGCCATCGGCACCGTGAGTGCGCCGATGTTGGCGCCGCCGTTCACTACAGTCCAACCCGGCTTGATGATCTTGCGCATAAGCTCGATCTCGCCGGGCGAATACTCGCCGTAGAGTTCGAGCGAACGACCGATGTAAGCGTCACCGGCATAATAGGCCATGCGGCCGTAGCGTGTGTCTGTAGACCGCACTGTAGTCGTCAGCACAATTTATTCTCCTTCTGTGTGATCGCGGTGTGTCGATCTATCCCCAAGCCGAGAAACCGGATGGCGGTGAGTTCAGGAACGCAGTCTTGCCCACGTTGAGAACCCACGACGACGTCTGGCTAGTGGCCGTCGTGCGCGTGTTCACGGCCGGATACCAGGTGGGACCGCCGACGCCGCTCCAACTGATACTCGGACTGGTGCCAGTGTTGGGATTGCCGCTGAGCCACGAACTGCTGTTGTGGACGCGGAACCACATCGACCTGGTCCCGATGTCGATGGCGACCCCGATCACGCCGGTCTGGTCGGCGGCACCGGTGCTGGTGGCGGTGCCATTGAAGAAGGTCTCTCAGTTGCCTGAGCCTCCGAAGCTGTCTATCAGGCCGACGCTGTGCGCGTCGTTGCCGATGCGCCCACTCATGTTGGTGTTGTCTACTATCCCGACGCCAGTGAAAGTGTCACCACCCACTCCACTGACGTTCGCCTCGAAATAATACTTGCCGCTACTGTGACCCGACGAGTCGATGGCGTTGCCGCTGCTGGGACTGGCACCGCTCGCCGTCGCGGTCAGGTTATTGTTACTGAGCGTGACGTTGCTGGACGTGTGCGCCGGATCGAATGCGCTGTAACCGCTTGTGGCATTGACGCTCTGTGTGCCAGTCCCAGCGAATGCCGCTATAGCCTGCGCCAACGCGTCAACGGAATCGACGGAGGCCCAACCTGCCGCACCCGCGCCAGCAAATGTCGCCCTCACTGCAGAGAGCTGAACCGTATTCGCCACCACTCCGCCGGCTCCCGCGAGAGCCGCGATGAGCCACGGCGACTTCTGGATCGCGGAGACGGCCACGCCGCCAGCGCCAGCCAGCGGCGCGACAGCCCGCATTAGCTGAGACACGTACCCGCCTGGGAAAGTGGGCGACGTGACGCCGCTGCCCGCTAGCGCGGCTGACGCCGCCATCTTTGCGGCGCCCATGGTGAAGACCGCGACGCCGGAACCGGAAAACGGCAGCGGCGTGATGAAGCGGCCGACAATCGCGGCCGCAATCATCGCTGCGGTCCCAGCCAGCGCCGCCTGCGCGACGCGCGTCACCGTCGAACTGCTCGCCAGCGCCGACGTGCCCACCAGCGCGGCCTGCGCCCCGACCGTGAGGCTAGCCATGACGTCCGGCACGAGAGCGCTGCCCGCGAGGGCCATGCTCAAATTGGCCGACCGCGGGATGACGATGAATGCGCCTCCGCCGGTCCCCGCGAGCGCGGCGGAGATAAAGCGGATGCGCGTGACCAGCGCCGCCATTGCGCCGGCACCGGCGAATGATGGATGCATCTGCCAGACCTGCGCCACGCTGGCGACGATCGCCGAAGCTCCAGCCGCAGCGAGTTGCGCCGTCGGGAACGACCGTGACGTGTCGATCAGATACTGGACCTGCCGCTGCAGCGTCGCGATCTGCGCTTGCATCGCCGCGATCTGTGCCTGCTGTGCCGCGACCGTGGCCTGCAGGGCCGCGATCGCAACGCTGTCGGCCAGTTGTGCAGCCACCTCCGCCGCGAGGTCGGAAGTCTTGGCATAGCCGCTGAGATCGACCGTCAGTCCCGCGTTGCCGAGCGCGAACGGCGAGGTAATAGGAATCGATTCCGCCGGGCCGAACTCGCTCTTCGTGCGCCCGATCAGCGACATGCCGCGCGCGAACAGCGCGTGCTGATCGTTGAGATTGGTGAACAGCGCTTCCTGAATTATGTCGCCGTCTTCGTCGACCTGGTTCTTCCACGCCGTGTGCTCGACGAGCGGCGGCAACGTCTGAAGGCTCTCCGCGACCAGCGCCGCCGCACTTCCGGCGCAGACGAGCGCGCAGGCCATCTGGCCGATGGTCGCCGCCGCGAGCGTGCTCGATCCGGCGAAGTTGGCGTTGAGGTTGACGATGGCCAAGTCTCAGGTCTCCCTTGTGTGAGATCGGCCAACGTCCTCCTCTAGCGGGTCACCGCCAACTGCTGCCTGATCTCGGCAGTCGAGGGTATCTCCGGCGCTGACGGCTTGAAGTCCGGGTTCAGCAATCCGCTGAGTATGTTCACTTGCGCCTTGGCAGTACCCGTCGAGATCACTTCAAGCGTGGTTATAAAACCGGACGGCCGCGACCACAGATGTTCGCATACCGCGATCCAGTAGAGCCCGTCGACACCGGGACGCACGCCGAGCAGCAGCACGTAGCGATTGAATGCTGCAATCGGTTCGCCATTCATGACGACGCGGCCATAGCCGATATAGCCCGCATTGCTGGCTGTGCCTTCAGACTGCTGACCAGACGCGGACTGCGTTGCCGCTGCACCATGTGACAGCCACGAAGCCTGGCCCTGGCTCGCTGGCGACTGCAGGCCAGATTGCGACAGCGTCTTCATCCAGTTCGCGATCTGCGTGTCGTAATGCTGCTGCTGGCCCGAGCCCCACACCATGTTCGATGCCATCGGTCGCACGCGACATGAGATCAAGTTCGCACCCCACTCGGCGACAACCGTCTGCGATGGAATGCCGTCGACGGTCTGGCCCGGCACCGTCATCTCGCCCTGGTTGCCGCCGAAGATTTTCAACAAGCCGCCGAACTCGTCGGCGAAGTTCTGTGCGTGCTGGATCGCGCTCTCAGCATTCTGCGCCCAGTAATCGCGCTTCAATCCGCCAAGCTGCGGATGGACCTTCATCGAGCCGCCGCCATTCCCGAATACTTTCGAGATGTGCTCCTGGAAGGGGATCATCTGCCCTTCCTTCTGACCAGGCTCGGCGCCATCGCCGGTGTGCTCCTGCATCGGCGTCTTGAGTTGCGTGGTCATGTGATCGGTGCCACTGCCGTGCACGAACATGCGGCGCCCGCCACCCTGACCGCGCTGCGCGCTGTACTCGATGTCCCAGACCTTGCCGTCGAATGCGAGCGCCGATTCTTCGTTCTTCCAACCGACATAAACTCTGATCGGGGAGCCAAGCGGCGGGATCGGCAGCGTGCCGTCACGATCATCAAGCTCTAGTTCACATTCGGCAGTATTCGATTTATCGGTTACCCGCGCCAGAATGAGATGCGGATCAAGTTGCTCGGTGACATCCTTGCCGGCAACGAATACGCGCCACGCGGCCCGCATCCGGTTCGTCTGCACCATCGCGATCGGATCGGTGACCTTGAACGGATCAGGATCGAGGCCACGAAACAGGTTGCCAGTAAATGCCGCCATTAGATCGAGTAGCCCTTCTTGTCGGTCCAGAGACTATCGGTCGGCAGTGGTGGCGGCACACCGATCACCAAGGCCGGATCAATCGGCAATCGCAGCAACGTGCCGACCGGAATGAACGGCGAGGTGCGATGCCCGTGTGAGAGTTGCGGATTGGCGTCGAGCATTTTCTCCATGATGCCGGGCGTGCGTTGCCTGTACCTGTTCCAGACGATCAGGTCCGCCGTCACGTAGTCAGTCATGATTTGATAGATTTCGAAATACTGGACGCTCACATGCCCACCGCTCCGATGCCCGCAGCACCGGTCGTCTGCCACACCGCCGCGTAGTAGCTCGACGGCTCTGGGATCGGCACGCGTGCGAACTCGGCCTCGAATGTGATCTGCTTGCCCCAACCTTCCGACGACAGGAATGTATGCGCGCGCATGATGCGCTCACATACGAACCACCCGAGCACGCCACCATCGCCGCGCACCATCTGCCCGGAGATGCCCTGCCGGCGCATTGCGTCGAATGCTTCCATCGCCTTCACACCGCCGAGCCGATACGGGAAGAGAATGCCGCGGAAGTGCAGCTTCTCATCGTTCTCTCCCACCCACTCGCGGAACAGCGGCCCGCCAACAATGTCTTTGTGTGCCCAGTCCGTCGCCGTTTCGTGATCAACCTCGTGCACGTTGAGCGGCCAGACGTGAAATTCGAGCGGGCCCCAGCGATACAGCGTGGCGTTGATGTTGACAGCAATCGTCGGTGCAAAGAGACCGATTGCTGGTGCCGGACCGGGATGGCCATAGATGTCGCCGTCAGCGCGAAACACATTCGGCGCATCATCGGGCACACTGACAGGGCCGACGTTGACGATGTTGCCGGGCCACGGTTGACTTGCCATGCATCACCTCAATGAAACCCGACGCCGGACGATCGGCGTGCATCGCGCTGATGATCTTGATTTGCCCGACGTGATTCGGAGCGACCAATGCGGGTGCGCTCCGCAGTCGGTCGGCGAACATTCACATGAACATCGATAGGCTTTGATAGCTCGCGATGGGCCGCACGGATATCTTCCAGGTTGCGCCGGCCGCGCTCGGTCACAGGATCAGCGCCGCCCAGCGGCGCAGCCTCACCGTGTCCTTCGCCCTCACCCTCTCGCGGTTGATGAACTGTACGCCGCACTTCGGCTTCATGCTCGCCGCGCGGACGCATTGCCGGCGGTTGACGCGGTGGTCTGCGCGCGCCGCCCAATGGCGCTGCATCCGCACCTGATGCTCGCGGATCACGCGCCCCGCCGAACGGAGCAGCTTCACCGCCGGCACCACGAGTATATGGTCGTACGCCGCGGCCATACTCGCCGGTGAATCGTCCCTCTGGCGTTGATGGAGCACCGCCGCCGGTGTAACCGTAGCCGAGCCGTTGCGGCAGACCGCCAGCATCTTGTCCGGCGAAGTATTGCGGATCACCGAGGCGCTGCGGCGCTGGCGTTGTTTCAGGTGGCTGATAGCGCTGCAACTGCTGCGATTGAGGATCGAAGAAATACAGCGGCCGACCAGCAGTACCAGCACCATCGGCACCACCCGCACCACCACGTTGAGCCGCATCCGGTGGAGTTTCTCGCGCGCCGGGAAGCAAGTCTTGGCCCGCAACTCGTGCCCCTCCCGCCGCCGCCTGAGCCGCCGGTGCTCTGCCGTCTGCTTGGCGCCGAGCTTGCATCGCCCCCGTGTTGCCGATGTGCTCGATGCGCCAGCCACGCTCCTGAAATGTCCTCGGTCCGTTGGGATACATCTGCCGTGCCAGCGCTGCATTGATGTCAGCACTGACCCCACGCCGAAGCGCCCCGAGACCAGGACCCACATCGGTCTTGCGCACGTAAGCAACTTGTCCATTGGGCGACGTGACCTTGAACCAATCTCCCAAGCCCCCTCGACCTGGCGTCGCGATGCCGGGCTCAAGCGTGCTTGCGCCGGTCAGGGCGGGCGGCCCCTCACGCTGTCCCGAAGGGTCGGGCCAACCTGGAACGGCGGGCCCAGTGGCAGAGAACCAAGTCGCACGCACCGAGCCGGGCGTGCCGCCGCCCGAGACGCCATCCGTAGCGCCACCATCTTGAGCGGCGCCATATCCCCCTGCGCGCTGCCCAGCGAAGAACTGTCTCCCACCGCTGGGCGCGATTTGAATATGACCGGGATCGCCGCCACCGAGGCCAGTAATGTTCGTCAGACCGTACTCGCGTCCGTGTGCGTGCAGCCATCGCAATGCCGGACTCATTCGGAAATCGGCTGCAGTGCCGATATTGGTCTCGCCGCCGGAATGGTAGGAGCGACCAGGCGGCGCGGCCATGAACCGCCTACCGTGGCCCGATCGTTCGTAAATCTCCGCCTGCTGCTGCGCGCTGCGGTAGCCGGATTCCATGCTCCAGGTCGAGCGAACGTCTGGCGGCATCGCGTCGTAAGCAGCATTAAGCCGGCTCACATACTCGGCATCCATCTGCCGCCAGTTGATGTTGCCGGTCGGGAATTTGGGCGTGACGCCGGCCTGCTCTGCCGTAAAACCTGCGCACTCGGCACGCGAAACTTGTGTAGCGCTGCCACCGCCGCCGCGACCAAGCACAGGCGCACCAGTACCGCGTCCCGCCCCACCGCCGAACCAAGGCGCACCCGTGCGCCCGCCCACGCCACCACCACCGCCGCCGAAGCCGCCAAAGCCGCCACCACCGCCGCCAGCACCACCGCCACCGCCACCACCGCCGCCACCACCAATGCCGCCAGCACCGAGCGCTGCGGCCATCGCACCGCCGCCTCCGCCACCAGCACCGCCGGCACTAGCGTACTCAAAGAAATCGTTGAGCCGCTTCAACTCCTCGGTGTTCTTGCGTGTCGAATCGGTGTTCTCCTCCTGACCGCGTCGATCCTCGATGTGCGTCGAGCGCGGGCTCTCGCGCAGGAAGCGCTCCCAATTCTCCGGATTGATCTTTATCCCCGAAAGATCAGCCCCCGCAGCGTCGCCCATAAAGCGCTGCGCGCCACCTCCTTGTTGGCCACCACCAGGCCACGTACCGAAGCGCTCGCCGAAAGTGCTCTTCGGTTGATACGCCTCCCTGAACTCACGGGCGCGCTCTTTCATCTCCGGGCTATCGGTGAAGATGTAGCCCTCTTTCATGTCTTTGAAGAGTTGCTTCCAATAGCGAGCCTCGACTCCCATCTTGTGGAGATCGTCTGCGAATGCCTTCAACTGATCACGAATGAATTGCGGGATGCCTAACTCGCTGACGAATAGCCCTGCCTCTCGCCCGGCATCCTTGAGTGCAGCAATGATCTCGTCGAGATGCGCTCTCGTCTCTTGCGCGAAACGCGCTTCCCTTCTCTGAATTTCATCGACCGTGACGCCGTACTTTTCCGCCTCCTTGCGCAAGCGCTCCATGTTCGCTTCGCGCTCTTTGAGCAACTGCACGAACTCGCGCGACACGCCGAGAGCTTTCTGCGCGAACCCCGATTGGATCGGGTCTTCACTGAAGGCGCCCCAGTCCTTCAGTATCTTGGTCATGTTGTTGAGGACTTCCTCCTGACTCTTCATGTTGGCCGTCGTGGACATCGTCATCCGGCCAATAGGAGAGTCGACGTCGAAAGCCTTGCGGTACACTTCCTCCAGTTGCGCTGCAGCCCTGCGCGAATTGCCAAGCGCCCCTTGAACATTGGCGAACTCACGCGCGAGCGCGACCGCCGCCTCCTTGCCGCTGATGCCAAGCGAAGCAAGCGTCGTCATCAATCGCGGACCGACCTCAGCGAACGCGCCCAGCATCTGCTGCGGAAGTTCGCTCACCCAACGATTGAGGACCTCGTCAATCTCATTGGTCGAGACCTTCAAGTTATTGATGGCGGCGACGCCCGCACGCGTCATGCTGTCGATGCCGACGCCGGCCGCATCCGCGGCTAGAGCAACTTGCCTGAAAGCCTCACGCGCAGCGTCTGGCGCCAATCGTGTCTGCTCGGAGAAATTCTGAAACTCTCTCTGCAGTTCCCCCATACTGCGGCCGGTCGTGCCCGTCAGTTCGGTCAGCGTCCGATCGAGTTGCCCCATCTGCGCATCGGTCGCGCGCGTGGCAAGCTGAATGCGGCTCATGCCGCGCTCAACATCAGCGAAGTATTCTACCGAGCGACGGGTCCCTTCGATGACAGCACCGAGGGCCACGAACTGACCGAGGTAGCTCTTGACTGCATCGCCCGCGCGCCCGAACGCGGTGGCGCTCTCAGTCGCATGCCGCTTCACCGCCTCGCCGTGCTGCTGCACCGCACGAGTGGCATTGTCCATCGTGCGAACATGAAGCTCGACGTCCGTCTGTATCTGCCGGAACGTGTTGCGCACGGCCTCGCCAGACCGACGCAACGTCTCGGTCGTCTGATCTTCACCGATCAGTCGTAGTCTGGCGTCTATGGTGTAGGCGTCGCTCATCAGTTAACCGGTCGCATGACCTCCGGTGCCTCGATGCCGAGGCCGGCAACTTCCTTCTCCGCTTCCGGGTCCTTTTTCGGAATGTTGACCTGTGGTGGTGTGGCGAATTTCTTCACCGGCCCATCAGCCTTGGGAAAGCGCGGATCGTCCTGATCCGACACATCTGCCGGCGCGACCTCCTCGATTGGCGTGGCCAGCGTGTAAGCTCCGGTCTCGAAGTCCTTGCGCATGATCGGCGGCAGCACGTTGTGAAACGCCAGCATCACGCGATCGACATCGGGATAGGTCAGTTCGCGCAGCAGTCTCTCGGGCAAGCCAACCATCTCCGCCAGCATGCCGAGCATCGAGGTGATCTTCTGCTCAGACAGCCTGATCTGCTGATCCCAACGCGGTGGCTTGATCTCGACCTGGTCGATCGTCTTGCCCTGATGCAAGAGTGGCCGCTCAAGCTCGACCACCCATACTCCAGTTCGTCTTATGATCACGTCTGCCATGTTACGCGGTCACTCCTGTGATGATCACCGGCGCGGCGTTGGTCGCTCCTGTCACCAGCGCAGCATTGATCTGCGCATTGCGATCGACGCCACCGACGATGAATGTGTTCGTGTAGAAATCCCAGAAATATACTGGCTCATCCGCAAGCACGAGTTCATAGTGCACGATGCCGCGAATTGAGTAGTTCCAGTGTTGGAGTTCGCCGTTGCGCCAGTTCACCGGATCGGCACGACCGAGCCTACCGCGCAACAGCGCCACCGCCTGCAGCGCATCGCCCGTAGCTCGATCACGCACGAGCCCGTAAGCGGTGAACCAGTTGTCGTCGGCCGCCCATGAGTAGAACAGTTCGGCGACCTGTGGCGTCCAGCCGGCAAGCACGAATGTGCTTTCCAATCGGGCCACGATGGTGTCGACCTCGATCGCAAGCGGAGCACCGCCGGCACGGTGATCGACGTACTGCTCGTCCATCATCGGCAGCTTCATTTCCGCGAGGATCAAGTGGTTGGAGTTGGCTTCGTCGGCGGCGGTTTTTCCACAGAAAAGATTCGCTTTTTCCATGGTCAACAACATATTCGGCAATTTCGCCTCCTATTTTTCTAGGAGGCATACACCTCCTATGTGGGTTGAGATTTGAGTGCTTTGCGTCTGGCCCACGCTTCTCGCAGACGGGCCGAACGATCAGGCGGACGTTTAGGAGCAGCACGCTTGCGCTTGCCACTCGCCCACACAGCACGCATCTGCGCGGAACGATTTACTGAGCCGAGCTTGCCCGCACGAGATTTATCCTCGCGCGAACCAGCGCGCCCGGCCTTGCGCTTGTCGTCGATATACTCTGGACGTTGCTGGTCGCGTTCGAGCCCGGCCATGATGTTGGCGCGGGTAGCTGGATCGGACCAGATACGCTTGGCGTGTTCAGAAGCTCGCGCGCGATTTTCTGGTGTCTGCGTAGCTAGGCGAATGTTTATAGTTCGAAGCTCACGAATTGCCTCGCGTGTCCAGCTGTTCCTGGTCTTTTCTCGAAAAAGCTCAATCAGTCTCGGCGAAGTAAACCCGGCACCAAAACCACCTGGCCATTCATTCCACAGTCCATCGCGAGATGCGATTTCAATAGTTTCAATCTTGAACGCTTCGTCGTCAGTTAAGTTGTCAACCAACACCGAGGCTTCGACAAGCGCTCCGCTGGTTAAAGCCTTAGCCAGACGATTATAGAAATGCGTTGATCGAACTTTTTGCCCGGCAGCACGCCGCCGAATAATTCCTTGAGCGCGCTTGAGATGGATGTCGAGGCGCGAGCCCGTACCCTTACCGACATATCGAACGACCCCATCAATCGAGATCGTATAGACGTAGCAGCGTCGCATGATGGTCTCTCCATTGCTGGAAAAACCATCATGCTAGATTGTGGCAAGATTATGACTAAGCGGCAATGTTCAATTGTTGTTCAAGTTGTTTTATCATGTTGTCAATTGCAGGCTTGTACCGGGCGCTCATCGTCGTGATGCGCTCAAGCACTGGCGGCTCCTCAGCCTTGAAGCCGACGGTGAGATGCCCAAGCCTGATCTCGCTCGCGGAGTTGAGCGAACCCTGGAACGACATCCGGTAATCGATGATCTGCTCGCGCGCCTTGAGGGTGCCGAGGAAGTCGCCGATCGTCGCCAGGATGTTGACGATGGTCTGCTTGGTGATGTTGGTGCGACCGAGATACTTTCTCAGCGCCGGCATCAGCGACAAGTGGATGTAATCGCGGCCGCGTTTCACGTTGTACATTTGCCACAACGTGTCGTCGCCGCAATTCTCCAGCGCGATGATGATGAAGCCTCCGGACGAGATCGCGGTCTCGACGCCGACCTCGCCGCGCACAACGATCCCGACATTCGCCTCCAGCAGTTGCTGACCCTCGGTGGCATCGTCGGTGAGTGAGAACCCGATCGTGCGCGCAGGCGAGACGACGCCCTGCAGCGGCCGGTTGGCTGCCGAGTGGAACGGTGCGCCGGTCTCGAAGTCCTTGGCGATCATCGCCCCGATTTGGCGCGGAGCCACAGGCCTGACGATCACCGCCCCGGAAATCGGATCGATCACCTTGATCCCGCCGGACATCACGATGATGCGCTGCGAGTTGAGCGTCGAGCGATAGTTCAGATCATCGACGTAGCTCACGCCGCGCGTCTCGACCACGGCATGGCCGATCAACTGGTTGAGGACCGGCGTCAACTCGGCGGCAATCGGATTGGCACCCAGCCCGATGGCAACCGCGAGCGTCGCAGTGGCCGAAGCCAGCGCGTCGCGGCCGCCGGTCAGGTGCTGCCCGGAGAGCGAGCTTCCTGTCACGGTCGAGGCCAAGGTGAAGCCGTTGCCGGCTGCGCCCGATGCCTTCTGCGTGATGGTGATCGTCGCCGTGACCAGCGCGTAGGTGTTGGCGAAAATGTTCGGGCTGGCCGACGAGTTCAACAAGGTCATCAGGTTGGTCAGGGTGGTGCCGAGATCGGCACCGAGGTTGACCTGCGTGCCAGTCGCGCCCGAGGACACGAATGTGATCACCGTGCCGTTGAGCGTGATAGTCGCGCCGATGCCAGGGTTGCGCGAGAACGTGATCGTGCCTTGCGCCGGCAGCGCCGTGACCGGTGGCCCGTCAGGTGCCGGCAACACGGCGGTCGGCGCCACCGTGAACCAGGCCCCGTAGGAGTCGATGAAGACCTGCAAGTCGTCGATCATGCCATTGACGTCAGCCACGGCGTGCGCCTGCGGCAGCACCGCATTCGCACCGTTGGTCTCGCCAACACCGAGCGCGAACGTCACTTGATAGGTCGCGTTCGGGATGTAGCCGACGCCCGTCGTGTTCACGAGCAACGTGTCGAGTGAGTTCGCCATGTCGCCGGTGTAACCCGGCGCGGTGATCAGCCGCGGCGTGCAGTGCAGCGCGTTCGGCGCCAGCGTGAAGGCGTGCACGCCCGAGCCCGCCGTCGACTGCCCCATGATGTTGGCTATGGTCTGCTGGCGCTTGAGATTGGCGTCGGCGTTGGTGCCGTACTCCGTGCGCACGATCACAAGCTGTGCGGCGATCTCGAAATCCGCAAGCTGATCGTTAATACCCTCGATGGCATCCAAGATGTAGCCGTCGTTTCCGAGGTCTTCGGAGAGCCGGAGATCGTTGGAGAACCGAATGACAGGGGTGTTGATCGGAAAGGCTGCGGCGGACGCTGTGCTGCACGGGCCGATGATTCCGACTACGTCGAGATTGGCCCCGTAGACCGGCGTGGGCTGATCGTCAACTTGGATAAATTGAAGGCCGAATTTCGGACCAGGCATAGTGGTGGCTCCTCTGTTAGAACTTGACTCCTGATGGGACGGTTACCTCGACCGAGAGCTTGATCGGCGAGGTAATGATGACAGTGATTGCAGGCCTGCGATTGGATGCGTCCTGCGCTTCAAGATAGAACTCGAACCGGCGCGTCCACTGGTCGGTGGTATCGTCCTGCACGACATCGGACACGAACACGTCGGTCACGGCATCGAGTTGCAGTTCTGTCCTGTTGAGCGTGACTGGCACGTCGATTTTCCCTTGTTGATTGATTGTCAGTAAAATCGCAGATAGACTTCGCCCCGAGCGCCGTTACCGCCATTGCCAACTCCACCTGCGCCGCCGCCTCCACCTCCAGGCGAGCCGCCATCGTTACCCGAACTGCTGGCACCGCCGTCGCCACCGTGAGCTGACCAAGACAGACCGAGCGTCGCCTGCATGGTGGTCATGGCTCCACTTGCGCCGCCATTTCCTGAACCGCTGCCGCTACTGCCATCGGTGCCAGCCTGACCAGCACCGTCTGTGCCACCAGGACCTCCGCCGCCGCCGCCGTAGTTGCCGCCATGACCGCCGCCCGCGCCGCCCGCGTGCATGATGCCGGTGCCGCCAGTGAAGCCGCCGCCCGGAGCTTGCACGATGGTCGTGCCACCGCTCGTGTCCCACTGCACATTGGTGTCGCGACTGTTCTGTCCAGGGTTGCGCGAGACGGCGACATCGCAGTAGATCGCCGTATGACCTGTCGTGTTGACACCGAGCAGATAGCCAAGTCTTGCACCGGCGCCGCCGTTGGCCGAAACGCCACCAGAAGCGACGCCACCAG